TAATCAAAAAACTTTTACACACATAGGGACAAAACGTCCCTACGTGTTGTAATTTTAACGTAAAGGGAAAAGATAGAATGGTTTATCTCAACACAAATACAGCGAATCAATACGCGTATCTTTCGTTAGACGAAGGACGTGCGTACTTCAACGTTGCCTTTACTCATTATCTTCTTGTCATGACTTACGAAATGACAGGTGAACAACTCGCGCAAGTAGTCGAAGTAATAAACGAGAACGAACGCGTTACAAAAATAAGACTTACAACTGTTGGTTTGGTCGATGCGGGTAGATATCACTACGAAGTATACGGACAAAACAGCAGCAGCAATATAGATCCAACCAATGCTTCCGTTTTGGGATTGATTGAAAAGAGTTTAATGATACTTCAAGACGGAACAATTTTCTTTGACGTTTCTTCGCCGACGATTCCCGTTGACGTAATTTATACAGGTGCATAAAATGGAAAACAATATACAAGCAATTAACCTTTCGGCATACCAACCAGTTGAAGCAATCGAGAAAGAGAATCGCGCGGGTTGGATTGACTACGGTTTCAACAACCTTTTTCCACAGCACCTCATAACGCTATACTACAACAGCCCTATTCACAACGCGTTGACGAACTCAATTGCTTACATGATTGAAGGCAAAGGCACCGGTACGATTCTAGACAATGCGTTGCAAGGTATTGCCTTCGACTTAAAACTTCAAGGTTCATTTTGTGCTGAAGTAATATGGTCGTTGGACTTCACTCGCATTGTACAAATAAACCACTTGCCTTTTGAAAACTGTCGCCTTGCATACGACAAAGAAGAAGACGATATTACAGGAATTTTCTATTCGAAAGATTGGGCTAACACGCGAAGCAAAAAAGGTAAACCCGAATTTATTCCCGCGTTCAATCCATCAATAGCACAAGAACAACCACGACAAGTTATTTACGCTCACGGAATGATGGCGGGTTCTTCGTACTACGCGAAGCCTGACTACTTCGGTGCGTTGAATTACGTTGAGTTGTCCTATCAAATGGGAATGTACCACGTTAACAATATCTTGAATGGTTTATTTCCTTCATTCATTATTAACTTTTTGAATGGTATTCCGCAGAAAGAAGAACGTGAGGCAATACGTCGTGAGTGGGAAACAAGATTGAGCGGTGCAAGCAACGCGGGTAAGTTCTTAATGACATTCAACGAAGATCCTTCACGCGCTCCACAAATTGAATCGTTTCCTTTGTCGGACGCTGACAAGCAATATCAATTCTTAAGCGAAGAAACAGCGAAGCAAATCATGGTCGGACACCGCGTTGTGTCACCATTGATTCACGGCATACGCGACACGACAGGCTTCGGTTCGAACAAAGATGAAATGGTTGTTGGTTTAGAGATATTCAACACGCAAGTTATTCGTCCATACCAACGAATTATTGAAGAAGTCTTCACACCGATTTTAGGCGACGTAAATATTCAGATGAACTCAGTATTCGAAGACGGTGTTGCAGTCGATTCTAACGCGCCTATTGACGTAATAGACATACCTTCAACAGACGTGACAGAAACACCAACAGAATCGAGCGAAAAAGTTAGTGACGTAACATACAACGGCGCACAAATCGCGTCCGCTTTAGAGATTGTTGCAGCGGTTGGTACAGGAACACTAACGCAAGAACAAGCAATTGTTTTCTTGGTTCAGTTCTTAGGTCTTGATGTGGACGTTGCGAAGTCGATGTTTCAAACAGGCGGTGACGCGGTGGCTAAATTGTCCGCTCAAAAAAAAAAAGTAGTTGCGAAGAAGAAGGTTGCGGTTGCTGAAAATAAGATAAGCAAAGAAGAAGGCGAAGCGTGGCTTCAACACCTACGCGAAAAGGCTGAATACGTCAACGAAGAAGAATGGCAATTGCTATCCGACGAAGAAGTAACTAATCCCGAAGGCGAAGAAAACTACCGCACCGAGTTTATGAGTGTTCGTGGTTATTCAAACCCTGACGAAGCTAGCAAAGAACTCGATACTGGTCTTTATAAAGTTCGCTATTACTACTCAACAAATTTCACATACAAAGACGGAGAATTGGTAACGCGTGACTTCTGTCAAGAAATGGTTGCTCTGTCAAAAGACGGAGCGTTATTCCGTTACGAAGACATTCAAGAAATGGAGAAAGACGGAGTTAACGATGATTTCGCACCAGCAGGGGCATCACGATATTCGATTTGGAAATATAAAGGCGGTGTCTATTGCCGCCACGCATGGTTTAGAAAAGTGTTTGTACGCAAAAGAGAGAAAGGACGTTTCCTTCCAAACGACGGATTGAAGAACGACCGAGTTGTGACGGGCGGTGTTGCAAACGAATTATTTCCAAAAGGACAAGAAGCGGTTCGTCCTAACGATATGCCCAACAGAGCATCACTAAAATATAAATAAAAACTACAATGGCACTACAACCCGAAGTTCTACTCATTGACGAAAACTACATAAAAAAATACAGTTGGATTAACGGCTCGGTTGATCCATTGCTTATGTACCCTGCTATCTATTTGTCACAGGACAAGTACGCACAACTGTATCTTGGAACTGACCTTTACAACCGCATCAAAGAAGACGTTGTGAACGACGACATCACAGGCGCATACGCAACCCTTCTTGACAATTACTTGCGTCGAATGATTATGTGGTGGACGATGTACGAAGTGTTGCCGCATTTGTACGTTAAAACGGATAACGGAAGTCTTGTTATTCGCACAAGCGAAGACACTCAACCAATAAGTCAAACCGACTTACAAAACTACCGCGATCAAGCGCGTCAACAAGCGATGTTTTACACGCAGCGAATGGTTGACTTTTTGTGTCAGAACAGCGCAGACTTTCCCGAATACACAACGAACACAACAAATCAAATATGGTCACAAACAAATGTCTATCCGTCGAACGCTTTCGAGATTAGTTCAGGACGCGACAGACGACCTTACGAATATCGCAGACCAGGGTTAGGATGGATTAGATAACTAAAAAAAAACACATGGCTACAAGGGGACGAAAGAAAGACATGGTAAAACAAAAGATTTACGAAGAGAAATTTCGTAAGTATCTAATCAAAAAAGAAAAACAAATAAAGAAGTTGAGCAATGAAAATTAACGCAGAAGGTTACGCACTAATAAAGAAGTTTGAAGGTTGTCGATTGAAGGCGTACAAGTGTCCTGCTAATGTTTGGACTATTGGCTTCGGAAATACTTTCTACGAAAACGGCGACCGCGTGAAAGAAGGCGACGTAATCACGCAGCAACGCGCAGACGAGTTAGCAAAGTTTATCATTGACCAGTTCGCCGTTTCGATTGCTCCGTTCATTTTGCAACCGCTCAACGAGAATCAATTTAGCGCGTGTGTTTCACTTGCGTACAACATCGGAACAGGTGGGTTCAAACGTTCGTCGGTATTCAAGAAACTAAACGTGAACCCAACAGACCCAACAATAGCTAATTCATTTCGTTTGTGGAACAAGGGCGGTGGTGTTGTTTTGAAAGGTCTTGTTCGTCGTCGTGAAGCTGAGATACAATTATATTTTAAAGCATAACGACAATTATATTTTAAGTCATGAACGCAGAAAACGAGATTCAATTGATACACGAAGAACTTCAAAATATGAATAAGAAGATAGACCGAATCTATCATGTTCTTATAGGTGACGACGAAATGAAAATTGAAGGTCTTGTAAGTAAGGTTCAAAAGCACGACAAGTACATAAGCAACCAACGTTTACAGGTTGCTCGTTTGGGTGGTATCGCAACCGCTGCTGGTGTGGTTGGTGGTTTAATTGTTCAACTAATAATAAAAATGATATGAAAGACTGGTTTCAAAGTTTGTTAAGTAATTGTTCGAAGGTTTCTTCGAAGCGTATAATTGCTATATTTGTTGTAACAAATTTGATTCTTTTAAGTTACATCGCCACGTTTTCTGAATATGACTGTCCAATTGCAATGTACGACACGCTCGCATTGTTAACAGCAGGTTTGTTCGGTGGTACTGTGATTGAAAAGTTCACTAAAAAAACAAAGAATGGCAAGGGAACTAACGACAGCGAGAACAATAGCAGCGGAAATTTGTAGTAAGTTTTCAGAAACTCCTTCGCTCACGTTAGCGAAAAAATTGTTTACTGAATATCCTGAAGTCTATAAAAACATCGAAGCGGCACGAAGTGTTATTCGTTTGATTCGTGGAAAGAATGGCGACTTCAATAGAAAAGTAACAACAGATAAAAAGTTGTTTGAAGAAAAGCCACGACCATTGAATCCTTTCGCGCTTCCGAAGTCATACGCGAAAAAAAGAAGACACGTTGAATTAACCGGTACGAAGTTCTTGATTCTTTGCGATTTGCATTTTCCATACCAAGACAACGAAGCTATTGAATGCGCGATAAATGAAGGTATCAAACAAGGCTGTGATTCAATTATCTTGAACGGTGACGCGTTAGATTGCCACATGATTAGCGACTTTGTTAAAGATCCGCGCAAGCGTAAATTCAAAGACGAACTTTATTCAATCCGTCAATTTCTTGCGTCGCTTAGACACACGTTCCCAACAGCAAACATTTACTACAAAGAAGGCAACCACGAAGAACGCTACTGGCGTTACATGAGAATCAAAGCACCCGAACTATTCGACATCGACGCGTTTGATTTTCCAACGCTTACCCATTGCGACAAGCATAACGTTAAATGGATTGACGGAAAAAGCAAATTGAATATCGGTAAACTTTCAATCTTTCACGGACACGAGTTCGGCAAACAATTCCTTCCTTCTGTCAACGTGGCGCGTGGGTTGTTCATGAAGACAAAGGTGAGCGCGATGTGCGGACACCACCACCAAACAGCGGAACACAACGAGCGCGACGCTAACGGTAAGTTTATTACTTGTTGGGGCGTAGGTTGTTTGAGCGAGCTTAGTCCCGACTACAATCCGTATTCAAAATATAATCACGGGTTCGCTATTGTGAGTAAAGGAAAAAATGGTTACTTTAGCGTCAACAATTACCGAATACATGAAGGTAATATTTTATAAACCTAAAAAAAACGACTATGATTATTGCAATTATTTTTCTTTTCAGCGCGCTAGTTAGCGTGTTGTGGGTTCGAGGCATCGACAAGATGGCTAGCGAACACCCAGACTACGACGGAACTGACTTTATCTAAACGCACAATGGACAAAAGAGAATACCAACCCGACGCACTTATTGTTATAATTGCAACATCTGTTTTTTGGATGCTTGTTTGTTTAGCTTTTTGGAACTTCAACCCGAAGATTCAAACAGAAATACAGATACAAAAACAAGACAGTATCATTTATTACAACAGCGGCGAATACGACCGCTTGTTGCAGGAAGAAATTGATTTATACGGAACATACAGAAGATATGAAGACGCTCAACTTACAGCCAAAGAAACCTATCGCACTCGTCGTGATACTATTCTTGTTCTCGATACTATTTATAAAGTTGATGTTATCCGTTTAGTCAACTCATGCGACAGCGTTATTGCTTCCGATTCGTTGGTAATTGACAATTTACAGGAACAAATAAACATCAAGGACGAAAAGACCAACAACTTGGAAGAAACGGTTGTTGCTTATGAACAAAAAACTAACTTGTTGAGCGAACAAATTAACACTTTAGATGCTGAAAAGAAAAAGTTAGACAAACAAAAAAAGCGCAGAAACCGCGCCTTAGTTGTTAGTTCGTCCGTCGCTATTTTGTCGACGTTTGTTCTGTCAATTTTACTTTAGATTCAGGAACGTAAAACTTCATTGAGAACTGGATTGCTTCACTTAAAAAAGTGTTGCGACTATTTTCACCTCGTTTTTCGTCAATCTCGTTCCACAGGTCTTTGTGTAAGTACACACAGATTCCTTTCTTAGTTTTGCTCTCTGGCATCTTCGTTGTTTTTAGTCATCATTGAACCTATCATAAGAGAACAATATATTTTCTCTTTCGCGTTCATGTCTTTTCGTTTTGACAATTCGAGTAGCACGTCGCCAAGAACTTTTCCTTGTTGGAAGTATGAAGCTACTGAATTGATTATTTCGCGTTCACGATCCTGTGTGATTTTTAACGCTTCGTATAGTGGTGTTTGTTTCATTCTTGTTCAGTTTTTTCATTTTCAGATTCGTCAAAAAAGTTAGGTGATGTCAATGAGATTAGATACGATAACACCCAAAAATCAACATCGATAACTTGTCCTATTTCAGTTCCTGTAACAACTGAATATCCAAGTGCAATAAGAAGAAAAATTACAATTGCAATTTCAGCTCCTTTAAAAAATTTACTTATTCTGTTTTTCATATTTATTTTATTTGTGCTAATATAAATAAGTTATGCTAACCGACAACGTATTGTCCATAACTTGGATTGAGTTCGAAGTACATTCGCATCATGATAGCGTCGGCAACGTCAGGCGAAATACCTTCGCGGTTCTTGATAACGTCCTTCGGTGTGACCATTAACTTTCCGTCCACATCAGCGCGGTGTCGTTTAATCATTTCCAACTCACGCACGATTTGTTCTTTGCGTGTACTGGATAGAATCGTTACCTTGTTTTCTTCGACGTACTGAGCAAGTTTATAGTAACATTCGCTTTTGAGATTTTGGTATTGCGAGTGTTTTGGTTTAGATCCGTTGACAAACCCTCGACATTTCAAGAAGTCAACGACACCACCACCAACACCGTCTTCGTCGCACACTACATCTTGCAATAAAATAGCATGCTGTTGACAGGTTAAGCGAACTTTGTTCACCACTTCGTCCAACGCAGCACGATTCATTTCAATTATGTCGATGATAGTTAGCCCTTCCCAAACGCAAATGATTGTCCTGTCCTTACCAAAACGCGCTATGTCGGCTGTTATGTACTTCTTGCCTTCATTGATTACTTCATTTCTAAACATTCGAAGTAAGTTCTCCGTTTGAAATAGCTTGTCGCTGTCGTCGTCGAATTCCCAATTGCCTTCTAAAAGTCTTTTGCGGTCGTATTCAGGAAGGCGTCTAAGAGATTCAATGTAGGCAACCGGTAAGAATGGATTGTCCTGCGGTAACGCTTGCACAAAGGCGCGGTGTGAAGGCAATTCGTTGCGGTTGTTCTTAATATAGAACTCATTGTACAACCAACCCTTCGCAGGGTTGCAAGACAAGAAACCTTTTGGAATTAATCCGAACTCGTTTAACTTAAAACGACAACGAGAATGAACAATGCTGACCGCCTTTTCAGTTACTTCGGAACACTCGTCAATAAAGTAATCTGTGATTTCTAACGATCCAAGTGAATTGAAATTTACGTCCGAAGGGTAAGCGAACAAGTCTTTCAAAACAATTTCGCTTCCGTTGAAGAACTTTATCACGTTGGATTGACCGTTAAACGTGTAGTGTTTATTCGCTATCAATCCAAACTCTTCAGCCGTTTCAAAGAACGTGTTTAAGGTCGTCTTTTTAAGCGTGTCTAATTTGCTACGTCCAATTAAAGAACGTGTCCCTGCGTACTTCAAACGTCGTTGTATTTGCCACATACAACCGAACTTCGTCTTGCCACCCCCTGCCGCGCCACCGTATAACAACTGTTCAACGATACTATCGGTGTTCAAGTAATTCAACGCTTCAATTTGACGCGGTAGGTATGTCGGTTTGTATGGTGTCAAAATAAACTTAGTTGAGGTTCATTTGATGTTTCTATTTTTGGCGCTGGAACTTGTCCCATTGCCATTAACACACCGTCAAAACGTCCGTTGTAATTGCTTGTTGAAAGCGCTTGCATCAATTCGAATTTAGCTAGCTCAACGGCTTGCGATTTAGTCGCGCTTACTTCTTCATCGTTCCAACCGATAGGCGTGCAAATGGTCACGCTCGGACTTTCAATGCTGTATGTATGTTTCCAACCGTGTTTGTTTTTTGCTACGCTATACGCAGCTAAAACACCGTCAGCTTTATAGTTCATTGTGTCGTCGTTCGTGCAATGTCCTTCGTCGTTCCAGTAGTATTCTTTCATTGCTTACTTAGATATAATTTGTAAAGCTCACGCATACCTTCGAAGTGGATTGATTCTTTCAACAACATTCTTTTCCTGTCGCTCATTCGCTCGACCATTGATTGAACGAGCTGTTGTTCGAAGTAAATGTTCTTCTTCGCGTTTGCTTTGCACAATCGATATTCTTCTTCCGTGAAGGTGTCAACAGTTATCTGTTTGCTTTCTTCGAGCCAACGCATAAGCGACACCGCACGAATCTCAATTACCGTATATTTTCCCTTCTTATAACTTGCAATATCTTCGGCTAACATTCTGCGCCAGCTATCATCGTTTACCGCCATTTCGCTTTCTTTTAATTGTTTTGATTCTTGTTCTTTTGATTCCGCGATTTCACGCTGTATTTGTAGATTCGCTTTGTCGCGGTGCGGTTTGTAATGGGTTAGAACGTCACCAATAAACACTACGCTCAATGCTCCGAAGTGTTCGCATTTCTTTGACAGTTCATTTGCTGCGTTCAATTCAAACGCTAAATTGAAATGTTCGAACGTAACCCACCGAAAGTGTTTCCCTATAAATTCGTGAAGCATCTGGAGTAGTTGCGCTTCGGGTAACGCGATGCCATACATGGCGCACACCTTAGAACACAACTTTACGAACGCAGGTAGTTCGTAATCGGCAACGAACGCGCTTTCACGTTCCGCACGATCAACCCTTTGTGTAGTTGTGAGCGTCGTTGTAGATGCGCTGCGCAGCGTCTGAATCGAATTTTCCATTTTTGATTTTAGTGTTTTGGTTTGTAGTTACAAAGGTAGATAAGTCCCACTTACGAACGGCAGCCTTCCAGTCCTTCATTTGATTGCGTCCGACCTTCCAACCGTTTGCTTCGTAATGTGCATGAAATTTTTCGGTAAATGCAAGCGCATCTTTTTCGCTAAGTTTCTCACAAGCATATTCGTATATATCGACAACCGTTGGTTTCTTAAATGACGACTTCTTTTCTTTTGTTGCTGCTGGAAGTTGAGCAGGTTGCGCTTTCAATAGCTGTTGAACTTGCGCTTCGAGAATCTCGATTCTCTTTTTAAGTTGTAGTATTAGCATTGTGTACCTCCGTAAGTTTCGTTATAGTAGTCCTCAAATGACTTTTGCTCCACCTTAAATTCATCACCCATATCTTCTACTCTACTACTAAACCAAGTTTCTTCGTGTTGCTCCTTCATCATTTGCTTTGCTTGGTTTTCAATTTCTATTTTTCTTTTGTCGAACTCTAATATGCTTATTCCTTCAACATCATACTCATATTCAAGTTTATCGAGTTGTTCAACGAACCATTCAACCGCAGTTTGTTTACTCATTTTGTTCCTCCATAAGTTTCGTTGTAAAAATCTTCAAATTGAATTTCAAATATTTTTCTTAATTTTTCATTGGTAGTAACATTATCTAAAGCAGCTTCTTTCATCTGCTCCTTCTCCATTTGCTTGGCTTGGTCAATAATACTTTTACTATTCATTTCTTTAACTTCAGTAGTATTATTACGTATTTTGAATAATTGCTCTACAAGATAATCAACCGCAGTTTCTTTCTTTTCCATAGTTATTTAGTTTTTAAAGTTTTTCTATTTCTTGTTTTACTTCTTTCCAATACTTTTTTAACACTCCTGTTGTTGTGCCTTCTAAAAGTCCTGTGTTAATTATCTCATCTACTGCTATCAAGGCACATTGCTTAGCTCCTTCAGAATCACATACATCTGTCCAATGATGTACCGTCATTCTTTTTAATAATTCCTTTGCTTTTTCATTTACTTTCATAGTTATTTAGTTTTTAGTTTCTCCGTAAGTTTCGTTGTAGTATTGTTCCGCTTCTTTTCTAAAAGATTTATTTTTATAATAGTTTAAATTATGGGTATCTGTAGCAAACTCAATCATCTGCTCCTTTTCCATTTGCTTGGCTACCTCCTCTCTTTCACATAAACAATCAATTAGGTTAGCATTTTTCTCATCACCTGCTTTTCTCATAACTTCGGATAATGCTTTAAACTCTTGAAACAATAATGTGACTGCTGTTTGTTTTTTTTCTGTATTCATAGTTATTTAATTTTTAGTTTTTCCGTAAGTTTCGTTGTAGTATTGTTCTGCATTTGTAGACTCACCATATATGCTATGACCTTCAATGTAAGAATCCGTAATATGCTCCTTTTCCATTTGCTTGGCTTGTTCAAATAGTGGTTCAGAGTTCATAAGAGAGTACCTCTCCTTTAATTGTTGCTCTAATAATTCAACCGCAGTTTGTTTCTTTTCCATAGTTATTTAGATTCAGATTTAAATTCATATGTTTGTTGTCCAAAAACGCCATCTATCACACTTTGTGTATGACCATCTAATTCTAATGCTAATTTAAGAGCATTTCTTAGTGAGTACATATAAGTACAATCTTTAGTGTCAATAGTTACAATTGCACTTTGTCTTTCCTCGTTTGTTCTGTCAATAATAATTTTCATAGTTATTTAGTTTTTAATTTTTACAACATTTACAACCTCTACTTGCATGACCTTTCATCTTCTCTTTAGGAGTCCATACCCCAACGTAGATTAGAAAGAATATGGGTATGCACATTAGCATACATAATACAACATTACCTATTGTTTCCATTTATTTAGTCCCACCCTTCGCCTTTCGCGTCGTCGTCTGCGTCGTCCCATTCTTGACAATCGAAGCATTTTTTTATTTCTCCGTCGTCGTCGATTAGCTCGTAGGCTTCTTCGTACGTTTTAAGTTTTTGATCCTGAAGAACAGCGTTCACGCGTTCGTCAAGTTCCGCGCTTTCGCAGGTTGGGCAAAAGATTAATTCGCTTTTCATTTTCTTTTTAGTTGTTTTTTAAGTTTGATTTCTTTTTGATGTTCTAAATGCTCGACAAACTTAGTGAAAAATTTCATTGGTTTAGCATAACCCATTTCGTCTAAAATAAAACAGATGCGTTCAACGGTTGCGCGAAACTCTCGGTCGGTTTCAATATGTCCCGCCACCTGGCGAATGCCGTGTATAACCGTCGCGTGATCCTTGCCGTAGTGTTTGCCTATTGAATCAAGACTAAGTAAGTAACACGGGCGCACAATAAAGAAAATGATTTGTCGTGCGTTGACGATTTCGCGCTTGCGTGTTATCATGTACAACTTTTGCGATTCGATACCAAGAACGGAACACGTCACGTCTTCAAGTGCTGACCAAAACATTTCTCTTTCGTTCTCCAGTTCTTGTTGAATCTTGATTTGTTCCGTCGTCAATCGTTCGTAGCGTGGCGTTAGCATCAA